CGGACTCGGGCGTCCACTCTCGCACGGCTTGCTGGACACCCGCCATGATGCCCGGAAATGGCGCCGAGATGATTTGGAGCGCGCCGAGGAGGCCCTGTCCTACCTGTGAGAGCGTGCCGCCAATCCCTGGAGCCGGGGGCGTCGGCGACACCAGCCCCGCGGCAACGTTCCGTCCCCCCTCGACGACGCTTTCAACGACAGCGGTTCCGGCCGCTGTGATGGGGCCTTCAAACATGGTCTTCGGCTGGGCCTTCTCCGCTGGTGCGGTCGGTGCTGCCACTGGCGCAGTTGGCGCCACTGGCACCGTCGGCTCCTCCAGCCATCGCAACAGTTCCTCACGATCGGCCGTCTTGCGATTCTCTGTGTAGATGGCGCTCAGGCTGTCATCGGCCATGGCTAACCTTTCGGGGTTCGGCCGAGCGTGGCGCCGCCGGGCGCTGGTGTCGGCGTGGGCCGCGTGCCACCACCTGCGGGCATCGAGGGTTTCCCGACCTCGCTCATTTCTTGCCGCAAGAGTTCGAGATCACGCAGTTTCCGCACCGCGTCGAGGAAGTCTGCCTCCGTGCGAAAGTCAGCCCGGCGCGCCTTGAGCGTCTCCCGGTCGGGATAGCGCCGGAGGTCCTGTTCAAGACTCTTGATCCGCTGTGTCGCCACGGTTTGCAACCGGGCCCGATACGTGTGGACTTTCCGGTCGGCCCAGTCCAGCGGGTTCTCATTGCCCTTGCCCAAATAGGCGGAGTTGCGCGTGAGGTCTTCGAGCCCGAGTTGCAGGATGTCCTGCGCGGCGGTATTGAGAATGGGCGCCGCGGGGCCCGTGACGCGCAGGGCTTCACTGAGCAACTGTTCAGCCTGGGCGTGCTGGCGCCCAAGTTGGCTCAACCCCTTATCGCCCGCGCTGGTGATCCGCGTCCGGGCAGCCCCGGCCACATGGTCATAGTCCTTGTCATTGAGGCGGCCCACGCGGTATTGTTCCTGGGCATCAGCGAGCACCGCACGGGCATGCGCGGCTTCCCGTTGTGGGTCGTCCTGGACCTCCACCACGGCAAGGCGGAGCCGCTTGTTCGTCGCCGGATCGCTGGTGCCCTCACCGCTTTCCCGCTTGACAATCGCGTCCTTCCAGTGAGCGTACCGTTCCGGCGTCAGATAGTCGCGGACCTGCGCCAGCGTGCCATGGGCCGCGTCGAAGTTGCGCGACAAGAGGGCATCTTCAATCGCCTTTTCGCTTTCGTCGGCTTGAGCCTTCCGGGCGTCCTTGAGTTCCTCGTCCCGCCGTTTCTTTTCCGCGCGGCTTCGCTCTTCGAGCGTGTCGGCTAAGGCCGTCTGCTCCCCGCGGAGCAGCCAGGGGTACGCCCCCTTGCGCAGCTTCGTCACAATCGTCTGCTGCAAACTCGGGTTGTTGGTCTGCCACTCCTTGTCGATGAGTCCTCGCTGCACGCGCGTCATGGACCCGGCGAACATCGCTCGGGATTCGGCCTCGGTGCGGTAGATGCCCATGCCGCGGGTGGGCAACTCGAAGAGCGTATCGAGGTTCTCGCTGGACGGCGTGTCGATATACGCCGATTCGTTCTCGCGCTGCTGGATGTCTTCCCCGAACTTGATCGCGTTGTGCTTCAGCTCCCAGCCCTTGTGGATCGCCTTGACGCCCTCTTCCGCGCGGAACTGGAGCAGGCGCCGCTGGAAGGTCGCTTGCGCTTCTGGGTAGCGCATCGTGCCCATAAGGCTCCGCCCCAGCTTCTCCAGAGCCATGTGCATCGTCGGTGCGTAGGCGTCGGGATGGATGCCTTGGGATGTGAGCCGTGCCTGTTCCTCCGCGAACTGCGTCTTGAGCGTGCCGACGGCCGTGTCCACTTCTAGCGCGGCGTCCGCCTTGCGCAGTTCGCCGTCAATCTTCGCCTTCTGGTCCAGAATCCTGAAGCCCGTCTCCGCAATCTGCGCACTCGTGTCTTCCAGCGCTCCGAAGGGCGCCGCAAAGGTCGCCGGGCTCGCCTGCGCATACGGCAGGCTCCCCGGGATGCCCGTCTGCGGTGGGAGGCGGAGGAGCTTGGGCATCAGTTCGCCTGGACCGCATTCGGATCAATGCTGCCGCCCGAACGCCCACCATAGCGGGTCGCGAAGGCTGACGCCCCACTCAGGAGCGTGGTACCCGCCCGCAACCCGCCGGCCGCGCGCGCCTGTTGCCCCTGGAAGCGAAACAGGCGCTCGTTGGCCCGCTGGGTCGAGGCTTCCAGTTCGCCCCCGTACCGGATGCGCTGCTGCTCAAGATCGGCCTGCATGGCTTCGTCCGCTAGGACGAGCAAGGGGCTCCCGGCGGCCACTTCGACGCCGCTGGACCCCGCCGCGGCCACGTTTGAGGCGGCCACGCGGCGATGCTGGAGGGCCGCCTGTTGCGCGCGCACGGCCGCGGCATTGCGGGCGGCTTCCGCCTGGTTGGCTGCAACCTTGGCGTTGTACTTTGAGGCTTGCTGCTGCGCTTGGCCTGCACTATAGGCGGCATAGGCACTGACCGCCGTGCCCGCGACCGCCGCTGCCGCGCCGATGATCGCCACAGTTTCGACGCCAGTGTGGCGAGTAAAATCTCGACACGCGAGGACGCCCGCATACCGATGCCCGCGCACGCGCGGCTGGCTCATGGGAAGAGCACCACTTGCGTGAAGTGCTCGCGATGCGGACCATACAAGAGCATGGTGGCCTCTTCTTTGAATCCCAGGTGATCCACCCAGAGCCGCCCCGCCCAGAAGTCGCTCACGATCTGCGCCTGGACGCGGTAGAGACTCCGTTCGGTGATGATACGCCAGAGCCCATCCCGGACGGCCCGGTGGATGAACCGGCGATGCTGCGGCTCGCGACCCAGTGGAGTCCAGATCGCCCAGGCTTCTCCGACGCCCGCCCAGCGGATGATGATGCCCGCGCAGGCGGCCACGCGGTCATCAATCAGCGCCGTCCACGCAGGGTGCGTCGCATAGAACTGGCCCGCGTCCGGGGGCTGGGGCGTCCCCGCGGCTTCGAGATAATGCGCGGGCTCATAGGGCACCACGCGGCGATCACCCATTGTCCGCCTCAATGCTGCCACCCACCGCCAGCACGGTACATGGCAGCGGATCGGGCTGCTCGATGCGGATGATGCCTGTCCGGTCCCACCCCTGCTCAAGTATCCGCACATCGCCCGTGAACGGGCCGATCCCCTGGCCCTCATCGGGATAGCGGATCGCCTCGCCGTTGATCGTGGGGCTTCCCTCCGTGCAGAGCAAGCGCACCGTGACTTCGTTGTAGCGGAGCCGGCGGCCCTGGATGCTGCCCGTCGCTAAGGCGAGTTCCGGCCGCAGCAGTTCAAGGTGCGACGCGAAGGGCAGGCCGATCTCGACCGCCGCGTGCTCGGCACTCATCGTGAGCTGCCCGTCCACGACGACGCCGTACTCGAAGTCGAGCAGATCGCCCTGGATGAGATCCTGCTGCCAGGCGTCCATCTGGAACGTCCCCTCAGCGAACACGGCCGCCACGGTCTTGCTTTCGAGATGCGGGACGGCGATCAGCGTGGTCGGATCGCCCTCGTAGGTGGCACTCATGTCCGTGGTGAGCGCCCCGTCGAAGACCTCGATGCTCCGGCGGCGTTCCGTGGAGAGCCCGCTGTCCTGGAAGGCGTTGGCCTGGAAGGCATTGGTCTGGAAGGCCCCTTCGGACGTGGCAAACTCGCGCTCCACGACGGCCCACAACTCATCACCGGAGACATTCGGCAGCGTCGCCACGGAGATGAATTTCCCATCCGTCGTGTGATGATGCCACGCCACGACGTTCTCCGGGCGCTCGTAGGTCATGCCGAGCAGCACGCCATCGTCGCGGACGCAGAGCAGGATCGAATCGGGCTGGGATAGGTACGCCATTTCGACGATGCCCGATGTGAAGAGATGTTCAGCGAGAATGGATAGATCCGGGGAGACGAAGCTGTCCGCTTCGAAACTGAAGGCTTCCTCACGGATCTTCCTGGCGCCCCGCTGGAGGAACAGGATCACGTTGGCGACGGGCACGGCATCCACGTTGTAGTCCGAGCCCCATGCCGTCTGGTTCTTGACATTGATCGCGCTCGGCGTGATCGGGCCATCCGTACTGCCCGTCGCTTGCAGCTCCCCGCCGACAGACCCGATCATGAGCTGGCGGAGGCCCTTGAGCCACCGAATGACATTGACCGCATCCTGGGCGATGACGAACTCCACGGCATCGTCATCATCGGCGCCGCCACCATGGTTCTCGTAATCCGCGACGACGGAGCCCCAGACCGTATCCGGCTGGACGAGCGTGCCCGCCCAGTAGAGCCGTTGGTCGTAGAGCGCCACCGTCCCGGGATACCCCCGCGCCTCGGACCAGGCTTCCTCTTCCAGCGACCAGGCGCCCGCAGGTGCGGCCGTCACCGTCGTGAGGACTTTGAGGATCTGACCTGTGGCGGTCGTGGACCCCGTGACCGCGGTCAGCTTGATGACGCCGCCGCTGATCCGAAGATACCGGCCGACTTCGCTGCTGCGGAACCCGGCCGCGCCGAGCGTGACCGTGACCGCGCCGAACTTCGGTTCCTTGATGGACGGCGTGGCCGTGGCGCCGGGCGAGCCTTCGAGGAGCCAAGCACCCGGGGCAATGGGCCCCACGGTCGTAAAGGGGTCTAGCACATCCGCCGTGACGGTCTGGGCATCGGTAAAGGCCGTGATGACCGCCCGGCCGCCGGCATCGGCCTTGATCTGTCGCGTCACATCAGCCGCGAGAAAGACCAAATTACTCGCGCTGATGGTGATGCCGAGGCCCGTCGTGGCCGTGAGCGTGAGGCTCGCGTCGAGGTCCACGCCCACCTCCGTCGTCGGCGGCGGCAAGAACGTGATCGCGGTCAGTGAGAAGGTCGTCGCCGTGATCCGCGAGAGCTTGTGCGGCGGGTAGAACTGGCTCGCGATGTAGAGCACGTCCGCCGATTGCGTAAACCGAAGTGAGCGAAGATCCTCCCCTGCATACGGCGAGGTGATTTCCACCTGCACGCTCCCGGAGAGCAGGGGCGCCCGATCCGTGAAGACGCGGATGTACTGATTGCCGAACTCCAGCATGTACACCTGCGTCGTCGAGAACTTGAAGGGCACGAGACGGACCACCGTGTCCCCGGTGGCCACGTCGAAGGCATCGGTTTGCACGAAGTCAGACTGGAAGGCGCCGGATTCCCGCGCGTCCTGAATGTAGGTCGTCCCCGCCCGGCGTGCGGCGCCCCCATGCACCTGGACCGCGAAGTTCTCCAGGCAGGCCGCGCCGTGGGCATATTTGGCGAGGTCCACTTGGCCCGTGAGCTTGGGCGTCAGCTCGCCCGCCGTAAAATTTGTTTTGAAGGGGTGGCTAGGCATGCTAGACTCTGCCCCCATGAGTCGTCAGTGGATCAGCCTTCGCCCGACTCGGCCAGACACGGATGTCTCTCAAGACTGGCTGGATGAATGCGCCGCGAAGGTCCAACAGGCCCTCGAAACGCAATTCTCGGAAGAATTTACACTGTTTCAGCATGAACTTGGCGAGGCCTTGACCGACAGCATTGTCTTCGGTGACGATTTCGACGCAAAGGCCGAGAGCATCGTCGCCAACTTCAATCGACGCATGGCCCAGCACAACCCCTGACCCCTCTTTCACTCGTTCGTCCGTACGTCCACCAAGGGGCTCGAGCGCCGGATATTCCGTGATCCCTCCTTGAGATTGTCCGACCGGGCCCGCTTGAGCAACGCCTGGTAGAGGTTCCAGAACCGATCCGACTTCCCCGCCTGCCCCGTGATCGGCTCCGCGATGACGGCTGAGAGATGGCTCACGAAGGCGCGCACGAAGATGGGCGAGAACCGCGTGGGGTCCGTCACCTGGAGGAGCAGGCGCACATTGATGCTGTCCGCCTCGTTGATGAGGACTTCCTGCGTCCCATCCGTTTCGATCTGATACGGCTCGGGATCGGCCACCATCAGGTGGTCGCCACCCTGCGCGCCCGTCAGCGAGCTATCCTCCTGGCGATAGACCGCGAGGCACCCGGCGGGCTTGAGGATCGTGAAGGAGAAGCCCCACGCGGGCGGCGCGTTGTAGAGGCGCCACGCACCCGTTACGATGGCCGTGAGCGCCGCGAAGGCGGTATCAATCGTGGCGGTAACGTGCTGGGTATCCGTGAAGCCGGTGATCGTCGCCACCCCCGCCACGCCGTCGCCGCGCAACTCCTTGCCCACATCACCCGCGACGAACGCCACCTGCGACGCCGTGAAGATCACGCCCTCGGTATCCACGGTCAGCGCCCCAGCGCCCGGCGTCAGCGTCCCCGCGGGCTCCGTGTAGGCCAGGAGCGTGGTCCGCTGGAGTGCGAAGGTCCAGGGGTGCGCCTGGAGCGTGGCATCCCGGATCGTCGGATAATGCTCGTTCACGATCCGCGCCCGCTTGGTCGGATCGGTGAAGGCCGTGATCGGGTCTTCGCCGAGGTTGGCGAGCGCCTGGTTCGCGATGTTGACCGCCGTGAGCGTCGTCGCCATGGCGGCTAGTTGAGCTGCTCCACGATCATGCCGACCTGGATGATGTCGTTGTCGGCCGTGGCGGCCCCGGTGCACTTGATGACGACAGCGCCAGAGAGCGTGGCCGTGGGAGTGGCGGCAAAGGTGCCTTCCTGCACCGCGCCAAACGTCGCACGGCCGCTGAGGAGCTGCGTCGCCGCCCCCGTGCGGACGATCGTGAACTCGGCGCGCCAGTTCTGCGCGTTTGGTGCGGCCGTCGTCGGGTTGATCGTGACGACCGTCGCCCCGAAATTGAACGTCACCGTCTTGACGTTCGCATTGCCCGCCGTGGTGCCCCAGACGGTGATGGCCAGCGTCTGCTTATCCGTGCCGAGGGCGCCCGCGGCCAGCGTGAAGCTCATCAGGTCGTCTGTGCCGGCGCCGACGTTGCCCACGGCCGTGGTGATGACGCCACTCGCCAGGACCTTCCGGCGCTTCACCCAGGTGCCCTTGGTCGCCGAGGCGGTATCGAAGGCCACCACGTCGTCATCGGCGCCGCCTGCATAGAGATGGTTGGCGTTCCAGTTCGACGGCCGGACGCGCGTGGTATCGGCCCCGTCGGCTTTCGTGCTCACAAACGGATGGGCTACGGCGACATCAGCCATGGGCAAACTCCTCTCGGCTCAACAGGGTTGGAAACATGGACGCACGGTGAAGGACGACGCCGATGGCGCGCGGCGCGCGGCCACGCCGGCCACGTCGGTGTTGGGGTTGAAGAAGGTGTAGCGCGTGGGGCCGGCCTCTCGGAGATCCATGACCCCGCGGCCCCCACGAGCGATGAAGGCCGTCATCAACTGAGAGGACCCGGCAACGTTCGCGCCGCCGACACACTCCACCAGCGTCCAGGTCGTGCCGACGTCCACGGAGCGCCAGAAGGCCCCGCGGGTGATCGCCGCGGTAAACTCTTTCACGTAGGCCGTCGCGGCGCCGAGCACGGGCGACCCGGCGTGCGACCCGAAATTCGCGAAGGCGACGATGGCGCCCTGGTTGATGGACGTGGTGCTCGGCGGATTGAGCGTGAGGTTTTGCCGATTGGTCCAGGTGGCTCCCGCATCGTCGGACGTCGCGATCTGTCCCTTGAAACAGGCCACGAGGCGCGTGGCGTTCACCGCGATGATGGCCGAGGAGTCAGGACATGCCACATTGCCCGCGGGGATGATATGTACAGGCAGCGCCGTCCAGGAGACGCCATTATCGGACGACCGATAGATGCCCTCCCCGTTGATGAGACACCAGAGTCCCGCGGACGGAGAGGCGAGATGGCTATTCCCCGTGGACACGGCCAGCACGCCCGTGCCGACCGCGACAGGCCCGGCAAAGGTCGTCCCGCCGTCCTCGGAGTGCCAGGTCCGGGCATTGCCGCCACTGGCTTGCCCAAAGACCTGCACACGAGCCCCATCGACTTCCACGGCGAGGGGGCTTCCCACGCCGGTCCCCGGCAACGCCACTTGCGTCCATGTGGAGGTCTCCGGCAAGCTCAGGACCGTATCGGACACGTAGAGGTTTTTCCCGGTGCCCGACGAGAGCTGGAGCAGGACACGAAACGGCACGCCCGCGAAGCTCGTGACGCGCGCGCCATAGATGTCATCCGAGCCTACGGTGATCGCGGTACTTCGAACGATCGGGAAGGTTTGTCCCCCGTCTTGTGACACGTCGTACTTCAGCGCTTGCCCGTCCGTGTGCCGGTGAAAGGCGTACACGGTGAAATCGTCCACGAAGATGGAGGCGGCCGGAAAGACGCCATTCTGCCGGGGCGCCGTCGCGAGCTGCCACTGCTGCCCGAAGTTGATGAGGGAAGCCACTTAGCGCCGCCTCGGGCGCCAGGTCGGGATGTAGTCCCCGCCCGCGGTGACGGGTGGCGCCCCCGCTGCGCCCTCCGCGTGCCACGCGAACAGTTGCCCATGCGCGCCGCCCATGCGCCCGTAGAGCAGCCATGGGCGATAGAGCGTCGTGGCCGCTCGGCCATTCGTCGGCCAGACGAAGACATGCCCGGTAACGCCCCCGCCCGCATGGCGCCACGCAAGGAGGCGGGTCACGGATCGGTCTCGATGGTGACGAGCAGATCATCCGAGGCTGCCGCCGTCGCGCGGAACGTGATGTTGTCGCCGTTGAGGTCGCCTGCGCCGAAATCGACTCGATAGATGCCGAAGGCGACTTCGGTCACGGCCGACAACGTCCCCGCCGCAAAGGCGCCGTCGTCAATCGCCCGCGTCACGGTGACCGTCAATCCTGTCGCCGGTGCATGATTGGTCGAGTCCGTCATCAGGAACTTGAAGTTCGCCATCGCGACATTCTTCTTGATGCCGCTGTGGGTCAGTTGGATCGTGAACTCGCCCACCACTTCGCCCACGACGGACGTGCCCCCGACCGTTCCCGTCGAGATGTAGATGGCGTAGCTCTTCCCGGCCTCGTACCCGTTGGCGCCTGTCGCGACGATCGTGGCTTGGTTGAGGCCCACCACGCTCGCGCGATCCACTTGCACGCTGACGCCCGCGGTGATCGGCGTCACGTTGTTCTCTTCGAGGACGGAGAGCACCGGCGTGCCTGAGAGCGTGCCAGGGACACCCGTTGCGAAGGCCCGTGTCGTGAAGAAGTGATAGAAGGTGTCGCCGAGGGTGATGTCTCTCATGCGGCGAGCCCTCCGTGCCCGGCGAGGCGGAGACCGCCGCCGCCCGCCGCAATCGCGACCTGATCGTCAAGGAGCAGTTGCATCTGGGGAACGGACGTGGTGACATCGTTCGCCCAGTCCGTCGTGCCATTGGCCTCCGCGTAGTACCAACCTGCGCCACCGAAGCGCGCGGCGTTCAGGATGGTGCCATGGCCATTCGCATTGCCGACCTGGAGCGCCTGCGGCGCGGCACCCGCCGAAGAGAACGTGAATACAAACCGAAGCGCCGTCGCCTTCGGGATCGTGTAGGGACTCGTCAGATAGGCGCCTACTCTCCCGCCCGTGCGCGTGAAGAGAATGGATGTGCTGCTGGCCTGCGTCGTGCCACCCGGCACCGTTCCGTCATCGAGATACACTTCAAATCCAGCGAGCGTCGATGCTCCGCTCGAGAATTGTGCCCCGTAGATCTTGATCTGCTCGGTGAACGCATCCACCCGTAGGCCCTTGCGGTTCGTCGTGCTGCTCGGAGCGGCAGAGGTGCCGAGCCCGCGTCCGCTCACCGTCCCGTCGGTGTACTCAATCACATGGGCGTAGGCCGAGGACACAATGGCGTCGGCGATGAATCCGTTGGCCGTCGTCCACGACGAGTAGAGTTGGCGCATCATGTCGGTAAAAGATGTGTCGCCGAGGGCCGTGAGCACCGTCGCGAAGTCGGTCACATCACCGTCCGCATCGGCGATGATGAACCAGTAGTAGGTGCCCGCCACCATGGCGAAGTCCGCCGGATTGATCTGGTGCCAGCCGATGAAGGTCGCATCCCCGTTCGGGTCCATGGACCCCGACGTGTGTAAGGTCGTACTCGGCAACACGGTGGTGGCCGTCGCGTTCCGTAATTCAAAATTGATATCGTTGACATTCACTGCCGTGCCCGCCGACGCTGTGAGGTAGAAGTAAATCTTTGCGAGGGTCTTGCCGAGGCCCATCACTCGCTGCCCCATCCCGGCCCCGGCCGAGTTGAACGTATAGGCCGAACTGAGCGCAAGTGTTAATTGCGACGGCGCCGAGGTACTGAAGTAATCACCGACGGCCACTTGGGGAGCGAATGTCGCGCCGGACCACGCGCCCCCATGGATCGCGGGTATCCAGAGTCCCTCCGGCGAGCGCCACCATTCCTCATTGCCCGTCGGGAGCAAGCGACCCCACTTCCGGTCGAGAAAGTACGGCACGCCAACCTCGCCCGTCGCGGCGAGACCCCGGACTTTCTCCCACCGGCCAATCAGGTGCATTTATTGCACCTTGAGCGGCGCCGGGTCGCTGAAGTCCACCGTGAACGTCTTGCCTACAATGAGATTCGTATTCGTGAACCCCGGACTCCGGGCCGCCCACCATGCCAGCAACATTTGCAGCACCGTGGTTGCCTCGGGCTTGAGCGTCGGATCAAGGAAGGTCTCTACATCTTCCAGTGACGGGAAGGTCAAACCGTAGATCGGCGGACTGCCGTTGAAAGCATACGTCAGTGAGACCGAGCCGTCACCGTTCTTTGTGAACTTCGTCAGAGTCATCGTTGCCATCGTCAGTTCCTCGCTTTCGTTGTAACTCCGTTCACGCATACGCCCCAGCCCGCGGGATCGTGATCGGCGTCCCTGCGACGACGCTCCGCAGTTCCACCGCCACCGCTGCCCAGTCCTCTGGCGTCTGCGCGTGCGTCATGGTGGCCGCGATCGACGCCGCCGTGGGGGCAAGTCGGTCGATCAGGCCGAAGGGGACATCCATCACGGGGCCAAGGACATAGTCCACCCCACGGAGGGTGCCCGCACTGGCGGCCGTGTACGCGCCCGTCCCCAACCCTTGATTCGCCAGCCCCGCGACGAGTCGATTGTTGCTGTCCTGGGTCGTGAGGCTGACTGTGGGATTCGCCGAGGTGCCGCTGGCCGTTGCATTGATGCCCACGCTCTGGGGATTGGCATACTCACCGCAGATGGCTCCCCATGCCTGGGCGGCGGCGACCGTCACGGTGACCGTGGTAATGCCCGCCGCGACCCCGCGAGCGATCCACGACTCGACACGCACCGTGCCGTTCGTGATCGCCGCGACGAAGCTGAAGCTCGCCCCCGTGGCCGTGATCCCCGTCACGCTCGTCGGAGCGGTCGCATCGCCAATCGCGACCTTCACGACGAGATCACTGCCCGCCACCGTGGCTGGGATCGTGATGGCAACGCTCGTGCCAGTCCCCAAGTCAGGCGTTTTGGCGCTCCCTTTATTCACGAATTCGATCAGACCCTGGGCTTCCTTGAACGCTGCAATCCACACCCTGGCGCTGCTGGCGCCGCTTTCGGTGAAGCTGCTGTTGTATGTGCCCGTGGCCGTGACCAGGCGATAGGCTGTCGCTCCGGGCCAGAAGGACGCGCCGTTCGTGACTTGATCCAGGAGCGTGAAGCTCGCGCCCGCCGTGTGCGTGGCCGGATTCGACGCGGAGTTCCCGCCGATGAATCCCACGAGGAACGCATTCGCGGCCGTGGTCAAGATCCCAGGGGAATCGAAGGGCGAGGCGGCATCCGTCTGCCGCGCGCCAAGATCGAGGATCACCATGGTCCGATCACTCAGAATCTCGACCATCCAGATGGACGGCTGACCGGCACTCGTGATATTCAGCGTGAAGGTGTGTCCCGTGCCGCCAATGATATTCGTCGCGTAATACATGCGGGTGACTGGACTCGACCCGAGTTCCGTTTCGATCGGAGTCCAAGTGTTCCCTTTGGAGTCCGTGAACGAGACGAACGGACCGCCCGCATTCCAGTCGCCGCACAGGACGATCGTGCTGCCGGCGGTCGTGGTCCGCGAGGGCGTTGTGACCGATACCGCACTGGCGGACGCGACGGCGGTGACGCCGAGGCTGAGCGCCATTAGATCCCGTCGCGGGAAATGACGTATGTCACGAGCCTGGGTTCCCGACGAGCGCGGCGGGATCAATGTAGTCGCAGGACTTGAACACGCCGAACATCGGATCGCCAAACACGGCATTGGTGCAGGGGGTGCCATTGGTCAACGTTTTCTGCACGTAGACGGTGTTGGCTCCGTACCGCACGGCCGCCGTCCCCTGAAACGCGCACACGCCGTTTTCGACCGCGCACCGTGTCCAGACCGAGGGCAGCGAGGTCGTCGGTGGTGGTGGCGGCGGGGGAAGAGGTGGCGGAGGCGTGGGCGGAAGAATGACGAAGGTGACCAGAGGAGACGACGTACCTTCAACGCCCAACAGATTGACGGCCACGACGCGGAGATAATACTGCCCAGGTGTCGTGGGACACGGCCACGACCAGGTCGCAGCGGGTCCGACTCCGGCGGGCACCGTGGCCACCTTCAAGCCGGGATCGGTGGGGCTGGTCGCCAGGTAGACGTTGTACTCCTTGAGCGACCACGACACAGGACAGGACACGCCCGCGGGCGTCTGCGCGGAGGCCGGGACCGTCAACGCGGCGAGCAGCAACAACACTCCCCATGTCAGGTGACGCCCACCTGAGAGGCCAACCGGACGCGGCGACTCCTTCCCACGACGGAGGACCGGTGGTCGTCCTGTTCGTAAGTGGAGTGACGGAAAGAGCAGCATGGGGAGTTACCCTCCTGTCAATCGCACGGTGGCGGCCTCGTGCTGGAGCCAGCGGAGCGCCTGGTGACACGCCAGCAGCAGGGCCTCCGACCGGGTGCCCGTATCCACGGGGCCGATCGCGGTATGTTGATGGCCCCGCCAGCGGACACGCACTCGCCACTGTGTCATGGCATTCGTCGGCGTGAGCCGCCCGTGCCAGCGGATCTGGAGATACCCGCCCTCGCTGAGATCCGTGAGGGCAAGGATCGTCCACGCGAACTGCTTCTCAAAGATCGTGCCCTCGACCGTCAGCGGTACGCTCGCGATCATCGTCTAGCCCGCCGTCCAGGTGGCGGGCTGCACATGATCGTGGTCCCCTTCCCGAATAAGCTTGAGCCCCAGTCGTCGCGCGCGCTCCATCGTGAGCGGCAAGGCTTGTGGCGTGTCATACACCACGTCCACCGCGAGGCCAAACAGATGCGCGGAGTGCGTGACGCCACCCACGGCCGTGTTGTGGCGTAGCGTCCGCGTCCAGGAGGTCACACTGGCCCCCGTGAGAGCGCAAAACGTCGCGGCGGCTTCCGCGAACTCCGCCCGGGTCATCGCGGCGGGAGTTCGACTCGCCCGGCGTCGTCCTTCACGGCGAGTCCTTCCTGTGTACACGTCATCGTGCCTCCCTGGATGCCGGAGCCCCCCATGCGCACGACCCCGTAGATCGACGAGATCGAGATGCACCACGACCGCTCACTCTTGCCGAGGGCTTCCAGCACCTTGTCAGAAGGAGCAAGAGAACAGCCCGTGAGGGCTAAGACCACCACCAGGAAGATCGCCTGCCCCATGGCATCGCTCCTTGTCATGGCCTACCGTAAGCACATCTCGCGGAGAGACAGGTTGGCGATCTCAGCGCACGTGCGGATTTGCTGGACGCGATTCATCTTTGTGAGTTCGCCTTGGAGTGCCGACAGCACCAGCGCGAGCGTCTTATCCGTCTGCGCGCGTGCCTCCACAACTTTCGCGACGCGCTGGTCATGCTCCGTCAGCGCCTGCGGGAGAGCCGCAAAGGGGCTGTGAATCCACCCAAAGTAGCTCGCTGCGATCACGCCGAGCAGGATCGTCGCGAGGCTGCCGCCACTGATCTTCCCTGCGACCTCAATGATGAGCGTCGCGCGTTCGATCCACGCCTTGATGCCGTTGGACGCACCGACGGTGGTCATTTATGTTCCCGCCAGCTCCCGCACCGCCCCCTCCGCCTGCGCCTTGAGACTCGCCAGCCGGGCCTCAAGGGCGGCAACCTGGCGCTGCTTGTCGGCGAGCTGCGCCGCCAAAGTGGCTTCGGCCTGCTCGTGCACGAGCCCCAGCGCACGCCCAGCCTCGGCGGCCCGCTGCCGCGCAGCCGCCATGTCCGTGTCCGCCTGCTGCCGTCCCCGCGCCACCTCCACAGCGATCGCGTCTTGCTCCTGCTTCGCCGCGGCCACGATCCGGGCTGATTCCTCGGTGGCCCCATCCGCACGGAGTCGGGCCTGCGCCACGGCGTCCAGGAGATGGCTGTGCTCCGCCGTCAAGGCGGCCACCCGCTGCTCCACCGCGGGCAGTCCCGCCGTCGCCTCGGCGGCCACCTCCAAGATCTCCTCCAAGCGCAGCAACGGGCGCGCAAACTTGTTCACAAGCGCCCGCGCCAGATCGAGCGCCGTGCCTACATCCATCGTCTCGTCGGCCATGCCGTGGCTCCTTTCGCTTACTTGGTACTGTTGAGGATGAGCCATACGTCCACCGCCGTAACCCCAGCGGCGACCGTCGGGCGGAGTTGGTATGCCTGTTGGAGGATCGTGTGGGCGCCGCTTGAGGTCTTGCCGCTGATCGCGTTGCCTTGCGGATCGCTGAGCGTGACGGAGGCGGCGGCATCGTCGGGATCAGGCGAACCTTCCACACCAACGTTGCCGCCGAAGGCCCCCGACTTGAGAAAGTAGATCGTCTTGTCGCTGTACCCGGCCACGATGGCGGGCTCGATTGTGTCACCCGCGTTGAGGCCGGTCCACTTGAAGATACGGACGGTCCGCTCCCCCAGCGGCGTGTTGACCTTGCTCGGACTGACGGTCGCCATCCTGACTCCTTCTGCGGCGGCCCAGGGTGCCCCGAGCCGCCGCCCGCTGTGGACGTGAACGCGCTAGATGCCGCCTGGCCGGCCGATCTGCACCACCAACACGAATCGGCCGGAGAACTCCTGGTCGTTGCAGGCGATGAGGATATCGGTCTCGCTCGTGGCCTCGTAGCCGATGCCTTCCTGCCCGAGCGTGCCCATGACGTTGAAGCGCCCGGTGCCGGCGTTACTGCCCTGCGGCGAGACGGACCCGCCTTGCGCCTTGCCGGTCACCGTTGGGCAGACGGTCATGAAGCGGTTGGTGAGATCGGTGGTCCCCACGGTGATCGCTGTGGAGGCGCCCATCGCTTCCCAGTACAGCTCGCCACCGTGCACCACATCGCCCGGCGTGAGGCGCACCATCTTGATGAGCGCCCCCGCGGCGAGTGCGGCGGCCGTGTAGGTGGCGAACTTGCTTGGCCCGCCGAACAGTGCCGAACTCGGCAACCGGGCGGGCGTGCTGTCGAGCAGCGTGATCTCCCGACTCTTGACGGTGCTGCTGCCTGATGCCATCTAACGATCCCTCCTGTGAAGGTAGGCACGTCGCGCGCTAGCGCTCGCGCAGATGCGACAGCGGCGACTGCCGTTGGAATTCATGTAGGTATTGGCCTCGTCATAGGGATGCCCGAGGGGACACTGCGTGCGATGCTTTGCGGCCACCTGGGTCGAACGCCACGGCGCCAGCGCTTTTGCGATCTGCTGCCGGCGACGTGGCGACATGAGCGCGAAGATCGTCATCATGATGCTGCGGGCGTGGATGTTGGAAACGTGCCAGCGATGAAACGGGCTGTGGTTCTTGTTCTGGTGCTCGTAGCGCGCGATATGACCCCCAAAGATCCGTTGCAATCGCACGAGCGGTTCGAGTTGGACTTGCGACACGACAATTTGTGCCGCTGCCCCGCGAGATTGGAAACATCCCTCTCCCTCGATAAACCCGGCCGCCCATGCGATATCAATGGAAGTCATTGATTTTCTTAGCTTTCCGTTATATCGACCTGGACCACACCCTCCTCCATGACGCGCGTCGAGCCCGCCGACAGGAGCGCGTTGGCCTGCCAGGCGTTGTTGAGGTCGTCCCGCTGGGTGATGTGCACCTCCAACTCCATCGGGATCACGAGGCCCATCGCCGCCTTGTGCCACGCGATGCACGAGCGCGTGGTGGACGCCAGCGCGAGCTGCGTCGTCTCGATCCAGGTGAAGCCCAAGAAGGGCCCCTGCAAGGTGCCGGACTTGAGCGCCATGAGCTGGGTAAAGTCGGACGACGTGACTTCCGTCTCGGACAGCAGATCCTCCAGCCCCTGCGGGCTGATCGCGAAGTACCGATCGGCCTTGGGCACGTTGTTCTCGTTGAGGATGCGCGCGGCTTGCAGCACCTTCTCGAAGGTGAGCCCGACCCCGCCCGCCGCGATCTGCTGACCCGACCCGATCGCCACGGAGGCAGTCGTGTCATCCGCAATGACCGCGGTCGAGCTGCCGAGCGCGGCCGTGAACACGGCCGAATTGATGAACCGCGCCCAGGCGTGCGCGTGGTTGACCGCGTAGTCGTTCTTCGGCTGGATGAGCATCTTGACTTCATCGTGGCGGTCGAGGACATACGCCCCGCCCTTGTCGGTGAAGGTAACGCGCCGCCTGGAATGCGTCGCGTTCATGATGTGCGTCGGCTGGTGTCGGCTGGTGATGGACGCGAAATCCGCGTCGTCGGCCAGCCGCTCGAAGTGGTACGTCTTGCCCTTGACGCCAGACTTCACCCGGACGGCCTGCCGCACCTTGTCGTCGATGGCGGCATACTGGCGGGTGATCTCGGCGGTGTAGGCGTGGACGAAGGCAATGTCCACCGTCTCGGCCATGATCCGTATCTCCTCGTACTCTCAGTGCGAACGGCCACTGCGGTTCGAGGAGGAATCCGGCCGATCCGGGCCCCTCTCACGCCTCACGCGGCGTGTCCCTCGCTGGGTCTTTCCCCAGCGCCACCGGGCGCCTTGCGGCGGAATCCGGTGCTGTGCTGCTCGCCCTGCTACGCGGTGGGGACGGTGCCCCCCGCCTTCAACACGCGGCGGATGGCCGCGAGATACCGCTCGCTGAGCGCATCGTCGCCGGGCTTGGTCTCCATCTCGCTGCGGAGCTTCGTCACCTCGGCCTGCATGGCTTCGATGGACTGGCCCGGCGGCACCTCGGTGGTGATCTCGCCGTGCTCCATCATCCGCTCGCCGATCCGCACCAAGCCCTTCATGAGCGCGAGGTTATTGCCCCTGCCTTCGACCGCTTCGGCCAGTTCGGGATCGTCGCTGAAGAGATCGCGCACCGTCTGTCGGGCCAGGGCGACATTCCGCCCGTACTGGGCGCCCCACTCCTGCTTGAGACTCGTCTCGGCGCCCTTCCGCGCCTCCGCGATGAACTGCGTGATGCGATCCCCTTCGCTGACCGTGTAGCCGCCGTACCAGTCCAGGATGGCCTGCGCCTGCTTGTCGGTGATCCCGGCACTGTGCGCGGCACCCAGGAAGCCCTTGAAGCCCTCCTCATCCAGCGCGAGCCCGGAGTCCTCGGGGAAGGCCGGCGGGCGGGCGGTGTACTTGTCCACGCTCGCGGGCCGCCCCAACGCCGTGTAGAAGGCGTTGACCTCCTCCGGCGGGGCGCCGTCCTTCGGCACCTTGAGCGAGCCCCCGACCATCTTCTTGGTGTCGATGAACCGCTTGGCGAGGGTCGGCACGTCCGGCACGTCCTTGAAGGAGGGCTCGGCGCGCAGCTCCTCGGGCAAGCCTTCGCGCCAGTCCGGCGTCCCGGCTGGGGGCGTCTCGACGACTGGCGGTGCCTCAACGACCACAGGATCAGGCATTGGTCACCTCGTGGGGTGTGAGCATGTTCCCGGCGGTATCAGCCGCGCGGATGATGTGGGCCACCATGTCGAGGCGCCCGCAACGCACGGCCGGATCGCCCGCGCGCTCGGCGTAGGCCAGCATCTCCTGGAGCACGTCGGCCCAGCCGCTGGTCTGCACGAGCATCCGATAGGCGCTGGCGCGGCGATCCAGGATCTCCTTCAGCTTGGCCTTGGTCTCGTCGGGCGTCATGCCGCCGCCTCTTGCGGCTGCTGCTGCGCCGCGCTCTCACTGAGCGTCTTGAGCATGGGCGCCGCCTTGCCTGCGGCGTCCGCAGCCTGTTGGGCGGCGGCGAGCGCCTGCATGACGGCTTCCTTCTGCATCCGCTGGGCGCGGACCTGATCGCGCTGCTCCGTGTCCGTGAGCCATTCCGACGGCGCGCCGGAGGTCAGGAACACGTCCCGGATCATGGCGTCGAGGTCGAGGTTCTCCTTCGTCTTGGCCATGACTTCCGGGTCGGGGAGCAGGGGCGTCAGGAGTTGGATGGACTGCTCCAGCGCCGAGAGCCGCGAGGACTTCTGGCTCCGCGCCAGGGGCCCCTCGTATTCGATGTCGAGATCCTGCCCCGCCAGTTCCGGTGGCGGCTGGGTAAAGGCGCCACGGCGCAGCATCATGGCGAAGGTCAGCCCGATGATCTTGTTGAGGAACTCGGACTCCAGCCGCCCGAGCGTGGGCCCGAGGATGCGGCGCATCGTGTCCCAGCGGCGCTCGACCTCGGTGGCCGTCATGGTCTTGCCGGTCGGCAGCTGCAACTGCTCCCAGAAAAAGATGCGGCGCACCCGCTGCCGACGGTCCTCGTTGAGAATCTGCGCGACGTCGAACTTGGCGCCGAGGTTCATCGGCTGAATCGCGTTCGGGACTTCGATCACGGTGTACCCGCCCGGCGTCTCGTCGATCTCACCCAACACCCCATCGGCCAGGATCGTCTTGGGCGGCCGGATCGCCATGGCGCCAGCGTCCAGCACCATCTCATCGGCCCGGTTGAGAGAACGGATATCGGGGAGCGCGAGCATCCCCGGGCCGCGCCCATAGACCTCGCCGGAGGTTTTCTCCCACCGGGGGACGACGTAGCGAAAGTCCTTGAACCCGCCCTCGTCGATGATCCGCTTGCGGGCCAGGTCCACATAGCAGGACGCCCACGCCATGTTGGTGGCGGCGTACTTGCTCGGGTCGGCGTCCGTGCGCGGATAGACCGCGTGCAGGATCGTGACCAGCTCGTCGGGCTTCGTCTCGGCCAGACCTTGCAGCACCTCGCCGAGGTGGCCCGGCCAGAGGATGGCGCAGGCGCGCGCCGTCATCTGCTCCTCACGCATGATCGTCTCGACCACGCCATCCGGCCCCTCGGCAATGACATAGGCGCCGACCGGATGCGCGCGGAAGAGGAAGCCACCGAAGGGTTCCTCGGGATCGTCCGGCTCCTTCTCCCCCACGAACATGCACCCGGTCCCGAAGGCCGCGAGATCCAAGTAGACCTCGTTGACCTCGGCGTAGTAGTTCGACTGGCGGTAGCCGAGATACAGCCGCTGCTCCGTGTCCTCCAGCCAGTCCATGACGCGCTTGATCTTGTTCACGCGGTCATCGCGCGTCTTGAGATGGAACCACGGCGCGGCTTGGGACGTCAGCGAGCCGCCCATGTTGGCCGCGAGATTGTGCGCGGACTCGGCCCCCGTGGCATCAAAGAGCCGCGTGGTCTGCCGCTGGCCCGGCGTCACGGCGTTCTGCTGCCGGTTCAGGATGGACCCGCGATGCGGCACGATGAACTCCGCGCACTCGTCCCAGAGCGGAATGAAGTTCTCGCGCCGGGTCTTGAGCGTGTCGTACCGCTTGACGATGGCGACGGGATCAGCGGGCACTAGCTCGCCTTCGGCCCCTCACCGCGGAGCCGCTTGCCGTCGGGCAGGAGGACCGTCAGCCCCGGCTGGATCTGCTCGTAGACGATCACGTGCGCGCCGCACTTCTCGCAGGCGCCGGGGATGCTCGGCATGCGCTTCGTCGCGGCGTACCGCTGCTTGGGCGGCCAGAGCTTCACCTTGACGAGGTGCCCGTCCTTGCCGTCCTCACAGATGCGCGGGGTGTGCGCTTCCCGCCCGGTCACCTTGAACTCCGGCGGATCAGCCAGGGGGTTGTCGAAGATTGCCGCTTTACTCTCAAGCATCATGTCCCTCCAAGGGTGCGGCGCCCGGTGGGACTGCCCCCGGTGCCGGTCTGTTCCGTGCCGCCGGCGAGGATCGTTGAGGCGCGCCCCCGCCGCTTCTTGAGCGCCGCTGCCGCCTTGGCCGCCGCAGCCTGCGCTTCCGTGTTGTCCACGGGCGGCGGAGGCGGCGGAGGGGGCGGACTGGGCGAGCCTCCACCCCCGAAGAGTGAGCCCATCACAAAGCCCTTCCGAGATCCGACAGTCGTTCTTGAAGCTTCTGAAGGGCGTTGCCCATCTCTAGCGTGAGCCCATGCATACCAATCGGCTCAGTCAGCTTCGCTAAGTCCTGTGGCACAGGTCCATGAACCCGCTCGCCGATGACGTCGAGTTCGAGATGACACTGGCGAACCACGCCCAAGAGATGCGCCAAACGAGTCGTGATCGTCTCAAGCGGTGGCACATTCACCGGGTTCTGAGCGAGTGCTTGTCCAACACCAGAAGCCATCACTTGTCTCCCTTCCGCACGCCCGCCATCTTCGGCGTGACGCGCTCCGGCTTGCCGTGCATAGACCCGGCGGCGTAGTCGTGCAGCTGCCGCTTCGTCATGGACTTGCGGAGCGCCTTCGCCTTGGGGAAGGTGGCCCCGTGCTCGGCGGCCATCATGAGGCGCTGCTGCGACTTGGACAGAGCCGGAGACATCAGTCTCCCTCCTTGACGGGCCACCAGCGGTGTCCCCGCGGATGCGCCCACTGTTCAATGCGCGGTGAGATGCCGATGAGGAAGGGCAGGCTGTCCTCACACAACCAGCCCGTCCTCCTGTCCCGGAGCCACGTGCAGACCCGCGTGTAACCTTCGACGAGGCAGAACGGGCCATGCAGCGTGCGGCCGACGGCGATGGGTCGCTCGATGGGCGTCTCGAAGCCATGCCACTCCGGCTCCGTGCGACCGGGATCGCGCTCGCCCGCCAAGTCCACCAGCCTCTGACTCGGCCACTTGGCCTGCCACTCGGGCAGGTTGAAGAAGCGCAGCGCAGTGACCCCCGCCAGATCCAGCTCGTGCTCGTACCAGTGCAGGTCGAGATGCAGCAGGCTCGACACGAGCTGGCCCCGCATGGCGATGATGGCGTCTTCCACGCTGGCCCAGCCATCCGGCGAGATCGCGTCGAACTCCTGCGCGCGGAGCATGCTGAGGAGATGGACCGAGACAAGGCCCGCCTGGAGCGCCTGATCTCCTCGCGACGAGCGCAACTCGGCCACGCCCCACGCCCGGAGCATCTGGCTGGCTGTCGCGGGCACCCACTGGCCCGCCGGCATGAGCTTGGCTTCGGTGCGGAGATCCTCAGGCTCCCAACTGCCAAACGGCTTCCAGACGCACGGACGCCCGGCCACGAGGCACTCCCGTTCGATCTTGGGGCCGCTCACGCCGTTGTGCGTATGGGTCACGATACGGAGCGCCGGCTGGACCTCGGGATGCGCGATCAGCCAGAGCGTGACATCGCGACCCGAGCCTGGACGCCCCAAGTCGTGGTCGAGATGCAGCGTCCCGTAGGACCGCGCCTGCAAGTGGGCGATGGCCACCTCCGGGTCATCCGTCCAGTCGATCTGCTCCGTGCCGTACTGATCGAAGAACCAATCGCGGCGGAGCGGCGTATCTTCGACGAGCAGAATCCTATCCGACATGGAGGAGCCTCCCGAGCGCGCGCCAGGTCACGGCGAGGATGATGGCCATCGTGCCAGCCGAGACGGCCAGCAGGACAATCAGGACGACGCCCACCAGCCAGTCGGGCCACTCATGCGGCTCGTGCGGGTCTGTCCGAGAGGGGGTCACGAGACGGACGCGATGAAGGACGGGCTTCATGCTTCATGGAGAGG